AAATATTTAATAAAAGGTAAAACAATATTAAGTGAATTCATGAATTTAGAGATAAGACAAAATTTAAATCAATATTTAGTCAAATATGATTTATTTAATTTCTTATCTTTAAAAACACGAAATCTCACTAAATATATAGAATCTAATATTCTCTATCAATACCTGTATAGGGAAACAACTGATTTTAGTGTAGATTTGAATAATTTTGCAAACACTATTATGGAGAATGAAAAGATTTTAGAGAATTCTCAATTTGCAACTAATTGTAAATATAGAGAAAATAAATTTTGCGATTTATCAGTTCTAGGTCATTCATTAGACTTATTCAAAGAGAAATATAAGTATAATTGTGATTTTACAATAATATACAAAAAAATAAGACAAATATTTTTGTTAGATTTTGAAAATAATTTTATGAATATGTCCAAATCTCTGTTTTATGATTTTCAGTCTGATAGCATTCAAAAGATGACATTAGTTGAATCCACTATAGAATTTATGAAATTGCACAATATAGATGATCCATCTAATTTATTTGATATCTGTTTAACAAAAGAATTTCCTGAAGATAATTTAAGTTATTTGTCTAGGAAAACACAACATGAAGCTTCAAGAGAAATATGTATAATGTCAATACCTGGGAAAATCAAGGCATGGTTTGTGCAACAATTCTTTCTAGATATTAATAAAATAACTGATGAAGAAATGATATCTAAATCTACATCTACAAAATATAAAGAATTAAGAATTTCTACCAAATTTATAAAAGAATCAAATGAGAAATTAAAAAAGAAGAGAAACAATTCTAAATTCATTGAGTTAAATGATGAAAAATGTTTTTTCTTGAATGGTGACATGACAAAGTGGTCAGGACAAGATATGTATGATAAGTTTACTAAAATGGTTGAAATAATGCATCAAAAATCAATTATTGATTTACCTCTTGCTAAATTAATAATATTTTGTTTAACAAGATTAAAGTCTTTTAAATTCTTAATAAAGAAAAGTCAAAATAGTGCAAAAATTGATATCATGCATAACCACTTTAAAAAATATGATAAAGATCACTTGATTATAGAAATGTTAAGAGGATGGCCTCAAGGAATTTTTAATAATATATCATCATTTGTTCATGTTCTGGTTTCAATGGAAAAAAGATATATATTGACAAAAATGACAGGTATAGATTATATGTATAAAGATCAAAACAAGTATAGACAACTAGTACACTCTGATGATCTGAATGAAATTATAGTAATTCAAGAAGATTTAATTGATAATTACAAATTAGTTTCTAGTAAAAT